CGCTGGTCTACTATCCATTGTCTACGCTGATGATGGCTGGCATTCGCGACATTATGATTATCAATTCACCAAATGATGCGGAGGCGTTTAAGCGTCTTTGCGGAGATGGTTCTCAATGGGGCATTAATATTTCTTACGCGATTCAACCAGAACCAAAGGGAATTGCGGAGTGCTTTCGTATTGCTGAAAAATGGATTGGAAAAGATGATGTTACATTGATTCTTGGTGATAATATTTTCTACGGAAATGATTTGATCAATCGCTTCAACTCAGCAACTTGGAATAATTCAGGATGCACATTGTTTGCCTATCATGTTGCTGATCCAGAAAGATTTGGTGTGATTGAAGTTAATGATGATGGCGATATTATTGGAATCATTGAAAAGCCAAAAGTTCCGCCAAGTAATTATGCAGTAACTGGACTTTACTTTTACGACAATAAAGTAGTAGACTATGCATGGCAGATCGCTCCTTCAGGAAGAGGCGAGTTGGAAATTACAGATATTAATAATTTGTATTTGAAGAATCATGATGTAAAGGTTGAATATCTCAATCGTGGTATTGCCTGGATTGATACTGGTACGTTTGAGTCTCTTTCTGAAGCATCGGTATTCGTAGGGTCCGTTCAGCGTCGTACTGGTATGATGATTGCATGTCCTGAAGAGATTGCGTTTAAGAATGCATGGATCACTGAAGACCAAGTTGCTGCTTCTGCCAATAAGTATAAAAAATCAGATTACGGTCAATACTTGTTTAAGATTCTACATCAAAATGAATATATTAGTCGTCGGTAGAGGTTGGGTTGGACATAAGGTGTTCACGGAGATGGTTATCCGTGGACATGTTGTCAAATATGTCCCTCACACATATAACATAGAAAAAGCTGGCATCAAACACGATTGGGTGATCAATTGTGCTGGCTTCACAGGCAAACCAAATGTTGATGCGTGTGAGAAAGAAAAGAAAAAGACAATTGATGCAAATGCAATTTATCCTGTACTCTTGTATGAACAATGCAAAAGAATGGGAATTAAATTTGCTCATTTTTCGAGCGGTTGCATTTATAAAGGGACAATAGATACTGAGAGAGCAGAGCCAAACTATTTTGGTAGCATATACTCAGTTAGCAAAGGCATTTCTGATAGTTATTTGATTGACAAAGCAGTTGTTTTTAGAGTTCGTATGCCATTCACAAGCGCATATGAAGATAAAAATCTGCTAACAAAGTTGACTAGATACGCCAATTCAGGTAAACTAGTAGAAGGTGGACCAAACTCGATTAGTGATTTAGACGAAGCAATTAGTGTTGCTTGTAACATTATTGAGCGAGATCTTGGTCGTGGAGCATACAATCTTGTAAATCGCGGTACTGTCACGACTCATGAGATTGCTGAGATGTTGGGGCTTGAACCTCAATGGTATACTCCAGAAGAGTTTAGAGCAGTAACTGCTGCTGATCGATCGAATTGTGTTATCCCAAGTTACTCAGGAATGAGTGATGTGAGGGAAGCATTGGCTAAACGTATTGAAACATTTAGAGGACTATATGACTGGATCTGATGTAAAGACAATGATTGAAGAATTGGTTGCCGCTGTTGGCACACCGAAGTATGCCTATAACTGCAAGCAATTCAATCCTGAGAAAGATACGGTATTTTATTCTGGTCCTTATTGGGATGAGAAAGAAGTAATTGCTGGTGTCACTGCATTCCTGACAGGCAAATGGCTTGTCTCTGGCGAAAACGTTGCCAAGTTCCAGTGGGCGTTTGGTCACAAATTCAATGTCAAGCACTGTCACATGGTCAACTCTGGTTCATCAGCCAACTTGACAATGGTTGCTGCTCTCAAGAAGCACTTGGGTTGGAAAGATGGTGATCAAGTTATCGTTTCACCAGTAGGCTTTCCGACAACAATTGCTCCGTTGGTCCAGAATGGATTGACTCCAGTGTTCGTTGATATTGAAATGAAGACCCTCAACTTTGATCTTGATCAAGTTGAAAAGTGGATCAATGAAAAGACTGTTGCTATTTTCGTCTCACCTGTTCTTGGTAATCCGCCAGATATGGACCGCATCAAGAAGATGTGCGATGATCATGGCATTCGTTTGATTGGTGACAACTGTGATTCACTCGGCACAAAGTGGGATGGCAAACTGCTGACGGATTATTACTATGCGTGGACAACATCTTTCTATCCTGCTCACCACATTTCGACAGGCGAAGGCGGCATGGTTTGCTCAAACGACGAGCAACTCATCAACACTGCTCGCAGCATTAGCTGGTGGGGTCGTGATTGTCGTTGCGTCGGTTCTGCTAATCTATTGGCTTGTGGAACATGTGGTAATCGCTTTGATAAATGGCTTGAAGGATATAATGGAATAATTGATCACAAGTATCTGTTCTCAAATATGGGATACAATCTCAAGCCACTAGATCTTCAGGGTGCTATCGGTATTGAGCAGTTGAAGAAAATCGATGAGATTGATGTGAAGCGTCGTGTGAACTTTGCTCGTATCAAGCATCTCTTTGAGAAGTATATTCCTGGTGTTCGTGTTGCTGAGAATCTTTTGCTTGCTGACCCTTCTTGGTTCGGTGTTCCTTTGATCACTGATACACCTGAACTTAAAGAAAAACTTCAGGCATTCTGTGAAGCAAATCGTATTCAGACTCGCAACTACTTTGCTGGAAATATTTTGTTGCATCCTGGCTACAAGCATCTTGACGATGCTTCAAAGTATCCAAATGCTAATAAGGCATTGAGTAACGTATTCTTCGTCGGTTGCCCACCGCATTACGGTGAAGATGTATTTGCTTACTATGAGAGTGTAATGTCAAAATGGCTTTCGTAAATGTTTTCGGAGGATATGGGTTTGTCGGAAGCGAGTATTGCCGAGCCTCGAAAGACGGTCTCATCAAAAATTTCCGAAACAACTACGAAGTGCGCAGCGCGCATTGCACTTACTTTATTAGCACTGTTGACAATTATAATGTACAGTTCAATAACTTATTGGATATTGATACTAACCTCGTTGTTTTGATGAAGGTTCTGGATAATTATCGAAAATATGTTGGACGAACTGGAGAAAAGGGCTGTTTTAATTTCATCAGTTCTTGGTTTGTTTATGGTAAAGATTCTGGTTTCGGTGAGGGTTCTCGAGGCATTCCCGAAACTGATTCTTGCGATCCAAAAGGATTTTATTCAATTACAAAACGATGCGCCGAGCAGTTGCTCATGTCATACTGTGAGACGTTTAATCTAAACTATCGCATCTTGAGGCTGGCTAATGTCCTTGGTAAAGAAGATAAAAAAGTATCTGCGAAGAAAAACGCACTCCAATACTTATTGGGTGAACTCAAAGCCAACCGACCAGTCGACCTCTATGACTCTGGTTATTTTTATCGTGATTATATTGACGTTAGGGATTGCGCTCGAGCAATCGATCTTTGTGTACGAACTGGCGAGCAAAATAGCATCTACAATATCGGGAACGGTAAAGGAATAATCTTCCGAGACGTTATTCGTTATGCTCGTGATGCAATGGATTCTGGCTCTGAAATTCGCACAATTGAGCAGAAAGAATTTCACAAGAAGGTTCAGTCGTCTCGCTCTTTCTTCATGGATAACACAAAACTCAGAGAACTTGGATATCGACCGCAGCATTCGATCAACGAAACTATCGACGATATCATACACAACACATTAACGAATAAAAATAACTAAATAACATAGTAATCCCACAGTGTGGAACGACTATGTTGAGATTTAATCTTTTTGTCGAGTCAATTTTAGTTGAAGCCAAAGCCGATACTCCTGGAATTCTCCACATCGAGCATCCATCAGACCGAACATTCGACGGTCATGAACAAGCACACCACGCAGTCAATACTCTAAAGGGAGTCGCTCTCGGCAGAACTCCTGTAACTCGTAAAATTGACGATAAAATGTCGTTTCAGGTCAAGCGCGAGCGTGATGGTCGCGTTGGAGTCAAATACAAGGGCACAGGATCCAGTTATAACTATTCTGAAGCTGATATTGACAAACAGCATGGACATAAACCATATCTTGTGGGTCCATTAAAAGCCGTTTTAGCCCACGGTCACAAGGTTTTACCTAAAAAGTCGGGCGAATATCAGGGTGGATTCATGTCGACACCTGATACTCGTGAAGAAAAAGGCGATAGCATCAGCCATACGCCAAACACTCTCACATATTCAGTTAAAAAAGGTTCACCAGAAGGCAAAAAACTTGCTGATTCAAAGGTGAGTATGACAATTCACTCAAAATTAGTTGGTCCGAAGAAAAAAGCAACGCCAATTACCGATCAATCATCATTTGGTTCACACCCAGACGTTCATCTAGTTGATCATACTGTATCAAAAAGTGAACAAAAGCTGTCACCAAAGGATAAAAAAGCAGTTTTAACTCATGTCACAGCCGCTTCGAAGCTCTTAAAAGATCATTCATATGATCATTTAAGTGGTCACAGTGAAACTTTGCGTCGTTATGTGAATTCAACCGTTGATTCTGGTGAAAAACCGAATGTCAAAGGGTATAAAGCCAGCCTAAACAATCGCTGGCAGAAAGAAATTGATAAGGTTAAGACTGAAAAGGCTAAAAATGTCAAATCAGCCGCTAAAGATGCCGCACTTGCTCATGTTGACAAGAATTCAGAGCATTTTCAGCGATCATTCGACATTCATCATCACGTTCAACAAGCAACTAACACTCTCGCAAGAAGTTTAAATAGTACTGCGCATGGTGGATACACTCATCACATTGGTGAAAAAGAGTCTGGTCCAGAAGGCTTTGTCGCAAACGGATTGAAAGTTGTTGATAGAGAAGAATTCAGTAAAGCAAATCGCGCCAGAGGCGCATTATTAAAGGCGAAACAATGAGTCACGCAGTCATTGCATGGGGAAGATTTAATCCTCCAACTGAAGAAGGTCATGGAAAACTTGTAAAAGCTGTTCAAGATCATGCTGAGAAAGTTGGTGGTCAACATTATATCTTTCCAACACACACGCAAGATAAAAAGAAAAATCCAATGACTCATGAAGAGAAAGTTGGAGCAATGCGTAAACTTTTTCCTGGCGCAAATGTCGCTTCTCACGATAAAGTAAAAACAATTATGGATGCAATGAAGCATCTAGAAAAGAAAGGTCATAAAGAAGTGACTGTTGTTGCAGGCTCTGATCGTGTCGATGAGTATCACAAATTGTTAAATAATTATCGACCAAAAGAATTCCCAAAAATCAAAAAAGTAAATGTTGTTTCAGCAGGGCATCGTGATCCAGATGCAGAAGGGGCAGAAGGTATGTCTGCCTCTAAACTTCGTGGTCTAGTTTCTGCTGGAAAGAAAGACGAATTTGTTTCACATTATAGCGACAAGAAACTTGGCGCACATATACATGATAAGGTAAAAGCAGGTATGCAAATGGAATCAGTTTCACCAGTTGGTATTTTCTTACTTGGCGGTCCAGGCAGCGGAAAAGATTATGTTCTAAAGAATATCTTTTCTCGTTTTGACTTGACGGAAGTTCAGGCTGATCAAATTCTAAATGGTGCAGCTGCTGAACTTTATGAATCAAAGCAACACATTGTAATCAATGGTGCAAATGACGCTGATAAGATTGAAATGATTCAAAATGTCCTAGAAGGATACACCTTCGATTTCGTGCACGTATCTGTAACAAATAAAGTTTCTCGTTTGCGCAATGAACAACGCGAGCAACCTATCACAGAAAATAAAAGAATTGAGAAGTTTTTGAAGGCAGAAGAACTTGCTGCAGATGTTGAAGCATTTATCTTCAACAACTCAATTAATCTAAACGAATCTTCAGAAATGGAGAAATTGTTCTTCGGTGCTCAGATTGAAAAACTTCTAGAGCGTGTTGTTGAACTTGGACTGCAATTGCATGTTCAACCAGAAGCAAAATCTTTCACTGTGATCAAAGAAAAGTATTTTCCACCAGTAGCAAAGCACAAGTCAGGCTTACCAAAGAAATACGTTGGTAAACTTTCTGATGCAACTGCTGCTGCTCGTAAGGCTCATTGGAAGAAGATGGGCAAGTTGTCAGATAAAGATCCAAGAGCATATGAACCAGCTCCTGGTGACGCAACGTCAAAAACGAAACCAAGCAAGCACACTCTTGCTGTTCGTAAGATGATGGGCGAACAGATGACTGCTGATGTGAAAGTTCCACATAGCGTTGATGACATTGCTCAAAAGCATGGCGTCTCAGCTGCATCAATCATTCAAGCTCTTGCAATTGGAAAGCAGATTGAAATGGAGCATACAACCGACGAGAAAACAGCAGAAACTATTGCTCTCGGTCATCTTTGGGAAAAGCCAGACTATTACACCAAGCTCGCTCAAATGGAACAAAACGTTCCAGTAACTGCACAAGATCATCGCAACGCAGAAAAGAAAGATCAAAGAGAAAGAGATCGCCGCGACTGGAGAATTTTGCATCATCAAAATAAACATATTCACAAAGCAGCGATGGGCGAAGCAACTGAAGACTTGCCACCAAAACTACGTCGTGCACCAAGAAGTGGTAATATCACTCAGGTGATGGATAAGCGTCAAGAGACAGGTCGCGTTGATGAATCTGATTCTTCGTTGGCAGCAAAAGCCAAGAGGTCAGGTATTTCTGTAGGAACATTGCGTAAGGTTTACAAGCGTGGAGTTGCTGC